GTGTGTTATCGGCTGCCATTGCTCTTCTGTTCGTGGCGGTCGGTTGCAAAGATTCGGACGAAGAAATTCCCCCCCCCCTCGGAAAAGTACACCTTTGATATAGCCGTTTCGGATATCAGGGTTGCCGACGCCGTGGTTACCGTAACTCCCAGCGATGCGCTGGCTACCTATTATTGCTCTGTCGTCAAAAAGGCCGATTTCGATAAATTGGGATCCGACGAGGCTTATCTGGACGACGATATCGATTATCTGAAGGCTCAGGCCGAAAAAAAGCAGCTGACCTTTAAAGCCTATCTGGAAACCGTAATCGCCACGGGAAGCGAACCGATCAAATTCGTCACGCTGGAGCCTTCGACCGACTACTATGCCTATGTATACGGCATTACGCCGGAGGGCCGGGTTACGTCCGATTTGAAGAAGACGCCGTTCACGACGGCGACCCCCGAACCGACGGAGCTGACCTTCGAATTCAAGGTGGAGAATATCACCATGACGGCCGCCGATATCGCCGTCATTCCCTCCGACGACGAAGCTCCCTATTATTTCGACGTGATTGCGGCGGCGGCCTACGAGGGAATGTCCGAGGACGAGATTCTCGCCGACGTTTTGGACGCGATCATTCCCGCCTATCTGACGCAGGGACCGGACGGTTACCCTGCGGAGATGTTCGAAGGAATGCTCGCTCTGAAGCCCGGAACCGAATACTATGTCTACGCCATCGGCTACGATGCCGAGAAGGAGGAACCTACTTCGGAGCTGCAGATGTACAAATTCTCGACGACGGCGCCTACGGGCGAAGCGCCTGATCTGACTTTCTCGGCCCGTGCCGGCGATGCCGACGGAAACAACACTTCGACGATGATCTACTGCACTGCCGTGTCGGAGGCCGCCGTATCCGCCAAGATGGCGTGTCTTCCGAAGCAAATCGTGGATGATTTTATCGGGCAGGGCGCTTCGCTCGAAAATATCGCCGATGCCAACGGTCAGGATGTCAAGAGCGAGGATATTGCCGCCCTGAATGCGAAGGGAGGTCTCGGCCTGACGCTGGCGGGCGACGTGATCGTGCCTTCGACGGATTATACGGTGATTTTCAAAGTCGTCTCGGCCGGCGGACGCTCCACGGTGAAGAGCGAAAACGTCTCTACGACCTCCGGTGACGTGCCGCCGTCGGACCTCACTTTCTCCATTGCGGTGACGGAGCTGAAAGCCACCTCGGCCATGGTGACCGTGACGCCCTCGAACGATACCGAGACCTATTTCTTCGATATCCAGCCCAAAAAACTGATCGACGAGAATTTTGCCGATGACGCTTCGCTGATCGCGGCGCTCGATGAAACCTATGCGAAATACGGCGGCATCGCCGGAATGCTGAGCCAAGGCGAAGACGGTTACAAACCGACCTCCCTGACGGCCGGGACCTCCTATTACGTGCTTGCCTTCGGGTACAATACGGCGGCGACGACGGCCGTTACGCGCCATGAGTTTACAACGGAGACAGCGGCGACCTCCGATCTGACGCTGTCGATCGCTATCGACACCTCGGCGGAGCCGATTCCCGGCGGTGTGACGGCTGCGATTACGGCCTCCAACGACGAAGATCCCTATATGCTCGATTTCATGCTGGCCGATGAAATCAAGGGCATGTCCGATGCCGAGATCATCGCTTCCGTCGAGCAGAAGTACGGCCAGATTATCTCGTGGCTTCTGGTGACCGGCGATTATGCGACCGTACCTACGGATTTCGGTGGGGAACTCGCCATGATGCCCGGCGCCGAATATTATCTCGTTGCGTTCGGATACGACGGCGCTTCGGCGACGACGGGCGTCACGAAAGCCAAGTTCACGGCGGGCGCCGGGCCTGACGCCGCGGGTACCGGATTCACCTTCAAAGTCGAAGACATCACCTCCGGCGGTGCGACGGTAACCGTGGAGACGACCAAAGAGCCCGTTACCTATATTTGGGACGTGATTTCCGATGCCAGCTATACCCAGCTGGGCGGAAACGCCGAAGCGCTTGTGTCGCACGTAACGGACATGTTTGCGCTCTACGGTACGGCGCAATACGGAAATCTGACTCCCGTGCAGGTTATCGCCGGGCTGGGCGCTTGGTATTCGGGCGCTTCCTATGCGTACGGCAAACTCTCTTCCAAAACGGCCTACAGGCCTTATGCCGCATGTGTGGACCTGAGCGGCAACGTTGTCGGCACGCCTGCCGTCGGCGAAATATTCACGACGCTCGAAGCCGTAGCCGGTTCCGCGACGGTGGAGGCGGCCTATGACAAGTACTTCGACGGCGACGAGGCCGTTGCGGCCGGAGTATCATCCAATGCGTCGGGGAAAGCGTATATTCCCGTAACGGTTACCCGTTCGGCTGATGCCGCGCATTGGTACGTAGCCCTTTATACCGGCGATTATACGGACCCCGGAGCGGTTTCCGAAGCCACGATCATCAACGCGCTGAAGTCTCAGGGCGTGAAGGATGCCGCGAAGATTAATTTCACCTGCTCGTGGGATACCCAGTGCACCTTCCTCGCCGTCGCCGAAGACGCATCGGGCAATGTCGGTGAAATCTTCCGGCTGGGAGTGCGCTTCACCAAGTCCGGGGCCTCGCCCATCTCCGAACTGTCGGGAGCGTCGAAAGCCGCGGCCGCAGGCGTTAAACTACCCGTGTTGTGCAGTTCGCTGCTGCCCGGACTCGATGTCCCGAAGGTTTTCCGGCCGCTCGAAGAGCCGAACATGCCGCAGGCCGCTGCTTCGCAGTTGATAAATCTGCGCCGGGAGCGGACCTCGGCCCTGTCCGAAAAGATGGTCCGGGGTGCGGAAATGTCCGGCAACGCAGAGGCGTTATCCGGTGGCAAACCCGCTCAGATCAAATGCCTTGTCGGCATAAATGCAGGCTTGAAGCAGGCTGAAGAGGTCTCCTTGAAGACGGCGGCTGCGGCCCGGTCTCCGAAAAACAGAGTCCGGACTCCCAGAAGATAGCCTCTTCCGTATTCCTATAATCGAGCTGCGGCGCATATGCGCCGCAGTTTTTTCGTTCTGCGCGAATCTGCTGCCGGATGCCCGCAGCCTGCTGTTCCGGCCCGCACCGAGGTCCGGCATGCGTTGAAAATAAATTTTTTGAAAAAATCTGAAAAATATTTTTTGCTTCAAAAATATCACTGAATATTGCCGTCGATGATTGGATTTTGTAATCAAATGCCCCCGGATTTCTCAATATTGTAATCAAACGGCCTGCGAAACCTGATCCGGCATGCCGTTTTTCTTGTATCTGAATGATACAATTACGAATATAAATACTTATATTTGCTAACGTAATATAATTTTTAGCGTTCCTTGCCGGACGAATTGTTATATCTTGTCAATTTTATTAATTTAATTTTAAGCCTATGACGCTCAAATCTTACTTGCGCATGTTATTGGCAGCCGTGACTCTTCTGTTTGTCACCTCAGGCTGTAATGACGACGACGACAAAGTCGGACCCCCCCCCTCTTATTCGTTTAGTGTCGCTGTTTCGGATGTAGCCCAGACCGAAGCTACCGTAACGGTAACTCCCAGCAACGACCAAGCTACCTACTATTATGCGGCTGTAAAGAAGGCCGAGTTCGACACGTTCGAGTCCGACGCGGCCTATGCCCAGCATATTCTCGACAATCTGAAAGCTATCGCGGATAAGAAGGTGCTGCCGCTCAGCGAGTATCTCGCAACGGCCCTCGTCAAGGGAAGCGCACCGCAGAAAATCACCGATCTGACGGCCGGCACCGACTACTACGCCGTTGCGCTCGGCATGCTGACGGACGGCCGCTTCACCTCCGATCTGGTGAAAGAGGCGTTCAAGACGGACGATGCTCCGGAGCCTGCTCCTGAATTGACCCTTTCCATGAGAGCGGGCGACGCCAGCGGTGCGAACACTTCTTCGTATGTCACCTGCCATATCAAGTCCTCGGATATAGTTTCGGCAAAAGCGGCATTCCTTATGAAATCTGCTGTCGATAAGGCGCTTGCCGAGGGAAAAACGCTTGCTGAGATTTTGGCCGGAGTTACGACTGATCCGACACTTAAGACTGAGCAGGTTGAGAAGATAAACAGCGCTGACGGTTATGACCTGCCTTGCCGCGGTGTGCCTGCTGCTACGGCGGTTACGGCGATTGTTTCCGTTACGAGTGCCAATGGAAAAACAACGGTCGATTCAGCTTCGGCAACTACTGATGCTGCTCAGGGCGGCGATTTGACTTTTACTATCGCTGTAACGAATATCGGAGCGAAAGGCGCTGATATTAACATTACTCCGTCTAATAATTCCGATACCTATTATTTTGATATTTATCCGGCTTCCGTTGTCGATCAGATACCTGATGACAATCAGTTGATTGCAGCTATTATACGGGCAGACAAACGAAAAGTACAAAGAGAATAGCAGGAAAAGCAGCACAGCAGACAGAGAACCAACAACTTACAGCAGAGCGTCAAATTTTGGCTCGCAAAACGAAATGTGATTTACTTGGATTATGCTGTGATTTGACGGCTTTGAACGGCTCCGGCACTTGGATTTAGATTTGATTTTACAGGCGTGTATTGGGATTGCACGCTTTTTTTGTGCCCGTTTCCCAGCGTGGAGTGCCTGACGCCGTGAAATCGACGAAAAACGGGCAAAACTGCTGAATGTTTAAAGAACCTTCGAACGGCCTTTAAAAGTTAGCCGATCCGCGGCCTGTTTCACGAAAATTGTACATTTCGTTTTGTCGAAAAAAAGCCTAAAAATCGCTATGGATACCCTAATGGGTGCCCAAATGGATGCCCATTTTTCAGCGATTTAACCCCCTATAATGCCATTTTCCACGTAAAAAACGGGCATTTTTCAGCGATTCGACCCCCTATAATACCAAAAAAACACCGGTAAACTACGGTGTTTTTTGCTGTTTATAAGTCTTGTTTTCAGTTCTTTATACCGATATTCCGGTTAAAATGGCACAAAAAAATATTTTTCACCCCATTGTGTTGAATCTGACGCTGGCTTTTACCAACGCAACCGCACGAATTGAATCCCTCGGAATTTCTTGCGGGGCATGGCGGGGATTGTGGCTTACCAACCGCACGAATCCTTCAACCTCTGACTTCTGTACGTATTTGATAGTGATGTAGTCTTCGCCGTCAAGCGTGAAAGATAAAAGATACATTTCGCCCCACAGCAAACAGCCGTTTGTGTTGTTGATCTCCTTGTATAGAACAATATCGCCGCTTTTAAGAAGCGGGTACATGGAATCCCCCCGAACATATATAGCCCCATCGCACGGCGGCAGATCAGGTATTTGCAAATGGCTGATAGGGGTCGGGCGCGTTGTATCAGCAAAAAGTGCCACCAACCCAGCCGTAGCGTCAAGTTCGTAAAGAGGTACGCTCTGTAAATCCAATTTTCGGTCTGTTCGTAGGGGAAACTGTTCGGCGACATTCATGTCTGCAAGCTGTACAGCATCGCATTTCAGCATTCCCCCTTTATCCATAACAAGCCATTCGAGACTTAAATCAGGAAAGGTGTTGATAATTATCTTTGCCTTATCTACTCCCAAAGATTTACCACTATCCAAAAAACCTATTGACAGCCCCGTTTGGTTATAAAACTTGTTTTTGCTAATACCCTTATATTCAAGATATTGCTTTATCTTCTCTTTTTCATTCATAAAAAATGATGATTTTTATCTTGTTTTGTAAAGATAATTATCTATATTTGCATCGTGTTTCAAATATGAAACATGCGAACAAATATACAAAAAACCTGACAATGGCGAAAATACTTGTAGAAAACGGCGAGCGGGCGTACCTCGGAAAACTGTTTGGCGTGAGCCAGCCGACGATACGCCGGGCGTTGGACGGTAAGACCAATACCGACCTCGCAAAGAAAATCCGCAAAGTGGCCATCGACCGCGGCGGAGTGGTTCAACCGACACGAATTTATAAGCGATAGTACCATGAACAACACACGCAGAAAGAGCCTCCGGGAGCTTATCGAGACGACGGAGGGCATCAAGTCGAAGATCGAAGAGCTCCGCACCGAAGAGGAGGAGTACTACAACAACATGCCCGAATCCTTCCAAGACGGCGAAAAAGGCGACCGCGCCCAGACGGTGATCGAGTACCTCGACGAAGCGATGACGGCCGCGGGCGACGTAATCGAGAACCTGACCTCGGCGGCAGAATAACCGAACCCCTATGAAACGCTTTCTGAAATATTGGGCCATCCGGCTGCTGGGCCGCGAGTTCATTGTCCTGCCCGTAAGGTGCAAGCTGGCCGGGCTGTGGTGGTGTCTGTCGCTGATGATTATCTGCGGTTACGCGGAACAACAGCAGCAATGGCCGCTGCTCCTTATCACGGCGAACTTCGCGGGCAGCTGCTTCGCGGTAATGGCCACTTTCAAACATGTGAACAAATGAAGCGGCCAAAGCGTGTTATCGGTGCACGGGTAGTTACGCTTTGCGACATCCGGAGTAGAGGTGGAACCGAGATTAAACGGGGTGAAATCTGTACGATCACAAGGAGCTGGCGAGGCTACGGAATTTGCACAGCCGATGGTCGAGAAATACATCGGGTAGACCATTGGGACGTGAAATTTATCGAAGAACAAACTGAAAAACTATGATTACCAAGACAACAACACCGATCATTCTCTCCGAAGGAGGGGAACAGCGGGTGACGGGAACCCGCATAGAATACCGTGTATTCGGCCTTTTGGTCTGCCGGAAAGTATTGTATCTCCCGTCGCACTACGGTTTGGAAACATGGGACTATTTCCCTTATAACTGACAAAGAATAATTATGAAAACCCAATCACCCATACACAAGCATCTGATTATGGCCGCCTACAAAATGGGCGAGCCGTTCACTTCCGAAGAAATGGACGATCTGCGTAAACAGGCATTCGAGCGCAGTCTTAATGGCGGTACGATGACCTCTGTCGCTACGGACGGGTTCGGGAATCACATCGTCTTAAAGTTCGACCTCTACGTGGTCGAACAGTTGAGCTTTCCGAAACGCCTGCGCCACCTTCTCCGCAAATTCTTTACAGCAGTAGCGTGTTATGTAGGCGTGAGTCCCGTCATCAAGGTAATCAGAGGTAAATAACACTTTGCGGCGGTGTGCGGGACAGATCATTCGGGAAATGTCTGGATTACACGTCCTTCTTCAAAAGATTTATAATCAATTAAACTCATAGACTTATGAATGCAGCAGTATTCGTGACCGACTCCGGGGAGTTCTCGTGGATAGACTTGAATCGCTATATCCCTCGTATCCTTGCGGAGGTGAACCAAGCCGGAGACGAGAGGCTGGGCATAACACTCGGCTTACGCGTTATGCCACTGTTCCGAGAAGCACTCTTTGCCGTCAATGGAAAGTGTTTCGTTGCAAAATTGCAGACCGTGTATGTCGGCGAAAATGGCGAGAGCCGTCGCAAACCGTTTGTGGGCAGCCATCGAATAAATGAAATGCACGTCGAACCGATAGAAAACCGGGACGCAATAGGTCGGGCTGCGCTGAATGTAATAACTCAACCCGAGAGCCTCGCAAAAGTTTTCAAAGAGGCGGCAGATCGGTTTCGTGATACGGTCGGCCTCTTCGAGCGTTCGAGCCTCGACCTCGAGGGAATAGAAAATATGACAGTCCATAATCGCTAAAGGTTTGTAGTTGGACAGCACAAATATAGCGATTTTCCCGTGAACGCGCAGGCGTTACCCTCGGAGCGATACCGGCACGGGAGCAACAACAAAAGGTTAAACAATGGAAGTTTACAACAATAGGCTATGCGCAACGTATGATGACCTCGATGGCATTGCAACCATCCGAGCGTTACAGCACATGACTCAGCGCGGCAAAATCGAGCAAGTCCGCCGGGCCTGCATCGGGACTCCTGCGTTGTTTGCCGTTGATAGCCTTCCTGTGAAATACAAGAATGAGGTTTACCGCCGCTACCCCGACCTGCAAGAGCGGGCCGCGAGCAAGGAGTTTATCAACGAGATCACGCCGGACGGTGTTGCGATGAATTTCTATGCGGAATATAAGATCGACGGCACGCGCGGTTTGGACTTTACCAAGCAGCAGGAGTACGCCAACAACGCCGCGATACTCGAAGCGTTCCGGGTACGGATCGACCGAGCCAATTCGCATCGCATGCGCGTCAGCAAACCGCGCGTCAAGAAGTCCGAATTTTGGGCGAAGGCGGCAAAGGCGCTGCCCCGTATCGCTGACAAGTTCCCGCACTCGCTGCCCGAAAATCCGCGCCGTTTGCAGGAGAAATTTAACGAGTTCTTCCGGGGTGGAAAAGCGAACTACGAGGTGCTGATCTCCGGCAAGTTCCAAAATGCGAATGCCGCGAAAGTCGAGAGCGACGATCAGAAGGCCATGCTTATAAAACTGCTCTCCGACCCTCGTAACCTGAACGACGAGCAAATCGTGATGATCTACAACGCCGTTGCCGAGCGACTCGATTGGAAAACGATAACGGTGCGCCCGGTGCAGGTCATGCGTGAAAAGTGCGGGCTGGAAACGGCCGCCGGACGCTTGGGCGCTGCGGAGTTCTACAACAACCGCGCGATGCAGGTGAAACGCCGCCGTCCGGCGTTGCCGCTCTACATGTGGAGCCTCGACGGCTGGGACGTAGAGCTGTATTTCCAGCGGACTACCACTGACAAGAAAGGCTACACCGTCACGACCTACTCGAACCGCCTTACCGTGGTGGTCGTCCTCGACCCGTGTACGAACTACCCAATAGGCTACGCCATCGGCGAGCAGGAGAACTCGGCGCTGATAAAAGAGGCTGTCCGCAACGCCGTGAACCATACGGCCGAACTGTTCGGCCAGCGCTACCGGGCCAACCAAATACAGAGCGACCACTATGCAATGAAGGCCATGTTCCCGATCTATGCGGTCGCTGGTGACAAGGTGACGCCCGCTCGCGTGAGAAACGCCAAATCGAAACCCGTCGAGCGGTACTTCCGTTCGTTGAACGAGGGCTACTGCCAACTATGCCGCAACTGGTCGGGCTTCGGTATCACCTCGGACAAGAAAAAGCAGCCGAACGCCGACGCGCTGAACGCCTACCGCAAGGAGTTCCCCGACGAGGCGGGCTGCCGGATGCAAATCACGAATATCATCGAGTCAGAACGCGCCGCCAAGCGTGCCGACTATCTGAAACTGTGGGCCGAGGTTCCCGAAAACCGCCGTCTGCCGCTCTCGACGGAGCAATACCTGCTCAACTTCGGCGCGGAAACGGGCTACAAGAACGCCCTCGAAGGTTCGGGTCTGAATGTGAAACTGCTCGGCGCCCGCAGGTCTTACGACTGCTTCGACCTGCGCTTCCGGCAGTACGCACACATTCGCTGGAACGTGAAGTACGACCCGGACAACCTCGATCAGGTGCTGGCGGTTAGCGACGACGGCACGCTGCGGTTCATGCTTGAAAGCAAATACGTGCAGCCGATGGCGCTGGTGGAACGAACAGAGGGCGACGGCGCACAACTCGCGCGGGTGCAGCAGTTCAACACGCAGCTCGAAGGCCACATAAAGGGGCAGCTCGCCATTGCGGGCGAACGAGTCGAGCAACTGTTCGCCCACAACCCGCAGCTCGACAACACCCTTGCCCGCGCATTGCTCTGCGATTCACGCGGTCAGCACAAGGATCAGCGCAACGCCCGGCGGCTCGCGGGTGTGAACATGAAGGAAATCGAGGTTAAGACCGTCGAGGAGATCGCCCCGCAACCCGCAAAGAAAGAATCAATATTTAATCTCTACTGATATGAAAACTACCGAAAAACAAGCCATCGCGGATCTGCTGAAAGAGTACTGCGATTTGAAGGGCAGCCAGAACAAGGCTGCCGCATCGCTCAACGCCGTAAGCGCCGCCACGATCTCGCAAATCTTCAACGGAAACTGGGAGCTGATTACCGACGAAATGTGGCGTAATATCGCAGCGCAGATCGGTTACGACCCGCGCAAGTGGGTTGTTATACAGACCCAAGGCTATACCCGCATGTATGATCTGCTCCAAGATGCACAGGAGAACGCGCTGGTGCTGGCCGTGACGGGCGATGCCGGATGCGGCAAGTCGCAGGCGATACAGACATACGCCCGTCAGCACCGTGACGTGTTCGTGCTGTCCTGCTCGGAGTATTGGAACCGCAAACAGTTCTTCACCGAGTTGTTGCAGGTGATGGGCGTCGAGGCTACGGGCAGCACGGTTGCCGAAATGGTGTCCGAGGCTGTCTACAACCTCAAACGCAAGGCTACGCCGATTATCGTCATGGACGAGGCCGACAAGTTGAGCGATCAAGTGCTGTACTTCTTCATCAGCCTATACAACAAACTCGAAGATCAGTGCGGTATCGTCATCTGCGCGACCGACTACCTCAAAAAACGCATCACGCGCGGCGTGAAGGCCAACCGGAAGGGCTACAAGGAAATCTACTCGCGCGTGGGCCGGAAGTTTATCCCGATGCCCGTCGTGAATAACGAGGATATTGCCGCCGTGTGCATCGCTAACGGCGTTACGGATCGGGCAACCATCGAGGAGATCATCGACGACTGCGATTGCGACCTGCGCCGTGTAAAGCGGCGTGTCCATGCAGCAAAAAAAGAGGTTTCAAACGGCAATTAAACGCTCTTTAAATGGCAAAGGCGATCAGCAACAAGAACGTCGCGGATGCGAAATTCAACCCGGCCCCGTTCGAGGGCGCATTCAAGGCGGCCCTCGGGCGGCCCGAGCTAAAGGGGTCTTGGTTGATTTTCGGTAATTCCGGTGTCGGTAAAACGACGTTCGCCCTGCAACTCGCCAAGTACCTCACGAAATTCGTCGATAAGGTGGCCTTCGACTCCCTCGAACAAGGGTTGTCCCTGTCGCTGCAAAAGGCATGGAACCGGGTCGGCATGGAAGCCGTCGGCGCAAAGGTGGTACTGCTCGACAAGGAAGGCATCCCGGAACTGCGGGCACGGCTGGCCAAACGTAAGAGTCCGAACGTGGTGATCATCGACTCGGTGATGTGTCTGATCGGACTGCGGATGTCGGACTATCAGAAGCTGGTGAACGATTACCCGAACAAGCTGTTCGTATTTCTCGCGCACGAGGACGACAAGGGCAAACCGTCGCCCGCCATCGCCGAGAAAATCCGCAAGTTGTCTGATATTAAGATGCACGTCGAGGGGTACAAGGTTTTCACGACGACACGGTTCGAAGATCGGGACAAAGGCGAGGGCGGCGAGGATTTCGTGATATGGAACGAGGGAGCAGACGAATATTGGTCAAACATTGAATAACTGAATAATATGGCAACAAGTGTAATGGAAAAACAACAGAAGTGGCTGCTGCGGCAGTTCCACACCCTATGCAGCAGGCTGCGCCTGTCTGCCGAGGAGAAGGCCGCGATCATCGAAGGTTACGGTGTCGAGAGTTCTGCGGACATCAACAACGACGATCTGATGAACATCTGCCGTGCGCTCGAAAAGCGCCTCGACAGCAATGCGGTGAAACTCGACCGCCTGCGCAAGCAGGTGATCGCGGCCATCGGCGGCTGGCTGCGGCTGCAGGGCAAGTCCGAGAACATCGCCACCATCAAAGCGATTGCGTGCCGGGCCACGAAGTCAGACAACTTCAACCGCATTCCCGCCGAGCGGCTGCGCAACGTCTACAACGCCTTCCTCAATAAGCAGAAGGATTCCCGCATGATCGACGAGCTGGTGAGCATGGCGATCTACTCGCAGAGCGAACAACGACAAATACCTAACTGATATGTGCCCCGGATTGGAAACATATATTCGGCGATACTATAACGATTGGCTGAGGTGTTCGCGGCGTTGGTGCTCGATGCTCGGCATCCCGCAGGAAGCTTACGACCTTTTCGCCGATGCTCTTTTGGGTTTATGCGAGAAGTCTGACGCCCAATTACAGGATTTGATTGAGCATGAAGAAGCGGGAGAGCGCAAATTGTTCTTCTATGTCCGGCGTATAATTCAATGTATCGTATACGAATACCGGAGATATAAAGTCCGTTCGTTCGCTCCGATAGAGGAGCTTTGCACTCTTCGACATGAGTTTGAAGGCAATGCAGTTCCGGACGAGATATTCGATGCGTTTCGGGATAAAACGGCCAAGTTGCGCGCGGATGACTTCGTGGAATTGGATTACCGATATACCGAGCATGGGCGCATTTACCGATACGTCACTACACAGAGGTCTGCGTATGGCGTCAAGTCCGTGGTCAGATATGAAGCAATCTCATCTTATGGGAAACGACGCCAATTCAGCAATCGTTCTGATGCAGTCGTCTTTCTTACGGGACAAAATCCCCCCCCCTCCCGAAAAATCGGCGGGCTATAGATGTAAAACTGAGATTACTTCAAATTAATATAGCATGACAATCACACAAGAACGATTTCTCGAACAATTCGCCCAGCGGCTCGTCGATAAGGGGTTTATCCGCAAGAACTTCCACCGCGCCGTTGTACTGGAAAAGTGCACGGCCATATCCGAGGGCATGGACTGCAGCGTGCATTTATCGTGGCTTCCCAAGTCATGGCCCGTTGTCAAGGTTCAAATCCGTATCGGCTCTATTCTGCTCCCGTATGATACGACTGCGGGTCTGCTGATGGATTATGCCGGAGGTGTCGATGATCTCCTCGCTCACCTCATAAGAAAGGCAACGGAAAATTTTGCCGACATCATCATTAAACAACTATAATCCGCTGAACTATGGCAAGAGTGATAATAACCCAATCATTGATCGTTGAAGATGAACTTGACGATGAACTTATTGCGACAGAAGAATTGCGCAAGCTGGTGGCCGAGTTTTTAACCATGAAAATACGGTTTGATATGCAGAAAAGCGGACGCGAAGTGAAATCATGCCGCTGTGAAATACGACTGAAAGACGACAAACCCACTGTAAATTAAATTTCATATCACTATGAACGACAAATCAATCATCGGTTTGGGCTACAAGCCGAGCAACGCAAAGGCCGTGTGCCTTAAAACGGATCACGAAACCCTTCTCGGCGATGTGGAGTACAAAATCATCGCGACCCCCTATGAGAGATCGTTTATAAAGCTACACAACCCGGGAGGAACTCAAGTCCGGTACGATGCGATGGCGGTAAACATCCTCGATCCCCTGACGGGACTGACCTACGCCGTAGAGTACCACCCGGCAAATCTTGTCCGCAAGGATGCCGAGTCGCCGCAGCCTGCGGCGACTGAGTCCTCCAAGATGGACTCGGCGGCTTACATCGAGAAAATCAGCTCGTATGTAAAAGCACTCGATAAGATAGTGAAAGACAATCCGGAGGTAGAGAACGATTGCGGCGTGCTGATAAATTTCAACCGCATCGACGAGGGCGTAAAGACCTTCACGGGAGGTCGGTTGTTCGGCGGCAATTCCCGTGCCCTCCGGATCGGACTGGAGAAAGCATGTCGTGAAAATCCGGAATTTTACGCTCTTCTGGCAAAAGTGGTCGAAAATGCCGCATCGGGAAGGACTTTTGATTTAACGTTTAGTTTGGGCGGCATGGTATGCGACGAGCTCGAGGTGCTGTTCACGAAGCGTCCGGGCAAACTGATCGGCAGGTATTATAAGCCTGATTTTGTTCAGGCGCTCAATCTCGAAACAAATATGTCGGCGCATCTCGGCAACCGGAAATATCGTATTATTTCAGAACCGTATGTAAAAAAATACGACAAGCCCCGTGACGTTGTTTTCGATACAATGTCGAATTTTTGGAGCACCGAGCATACTTGGATTGAGGTTATAGATTCTGTAACGAATAACAAATATGCCGTCGCATTTATCCCGTCAGGAGTATGCGAAGGGGACGACGAATGACCGAAACGCTGCTGCGCTATGCGAATGCTGCGCAGGAAACGGCCCGCCGCTTCGCGGAACTGGGGGCGCTGCTGGATATTCTGCGGGCCGGAGGGCCTCGGACAAAAAAGGGAAACGGACAACAATTAAAACAACGAATTTTATGGCAAAAAGAGCAAAGAAGATCATCCTCTCGGGCATCACGCGCGAGCAGATGGAGGAAGCCTTCGGTCGTTACGCGACAGCGGACGCCGAGGTGCAGAGTATCAACGCGGCGATGGACAAGGAGTTCGTCGCCATCCGTGAGCGGAACGCCGAGCGCCTCGCGGAGCTGGAGGCGCAGAAAGCCGAGTCGTTCGAGGTCATGCAGGTATTCGCCACGGAACAGCGCGAGGTGCTGTTCACGAAGCGCCGGAGCATGGAAACGACGCACGGCGTTATCGGCTTCCGCACAGGCAACCCGCAACTCAAGCCCCGCCGGGGCTTCACATGGGCAGCCGCGCTGGAGCTCGTTCGGGAGTTCCTGCCGTCGTACATCCGCACCGAAGAAGCGATTGCGAAAGACAAACTCCTTGCAGACCGTGAAAACGAGGAGATCGCTCCGCTGATGGAGAAATGCGGCATCATCGTAGGCCAAGCCGAAACATTTTATGTCGAACCCAAAAAAGAAAAGGAGGATTAAGCCAAATGTATAAAACGCGAAAGCACTTCAAAGAAACCATCGAACTGTGCCGCAACTGCGGCGGTCGGGGCCTTGTTAGTGAACCTAAATATAGAGAAAACAGTATAAGCCAACAAACCGTTCTCTGCCCGGTTTGCGCGGGCCATGGCCGCATTTGGAAGGTGATCGAAAGCACGGTTAGGATCGGGCCATTCCGCACATTTCATGTCGAACACAAAAAAGAGAAGGAGGATTAAGCCGAATGTGTAAAACGCGAGAGTACCGCAAGGCAACCGTCGAACTGTGCCGCAACTGTGGCGGCCGAGGTTACATCACCGAAGAAGCCGTCGATGTGAACGGGCGTCTTCTCCGGCAGCATACGACACCCTGCCCGGTTTGCGACGGCCGGGGCCGCGTCTGGAAGGTGAATGCCGGGACGGTTAAGATCGAGCCGTTCGACGGTCAGACGGAATAAAAAAACTCGCCGACCGAAATATCAGCCAACGAGTCAAAAGGTGGAAGTTTTGACAAAGATAGCGATATTTTCGGAGAATGGGCAAAAAAGGTGTAAAAAGGAATATCAACACGCTGCGACGTATCAAACTGGTTTGTGACATTGCGAACGAACATTATGAAGCTGGCGTATTGAAAAAGTGCTACAAGGCGGTATGGCGAGAGCATGTTTACCCGGTGTACCCGATGTGTTACCGCACGTTCCTCAATTACATTTCCACCCCACCCAAAGAGTTGAACGAGGCCGAGGAAGCCGAACGCCAGCGGCAACTCTCGCTATTTTAACAACAACCCCCAGCCCTACGGCCGGGGGTTGTTCGTTATTGGCCCGGCCGCAGCTCGAAGTGCTGCACCGACGCTGCGGTTCCCTTGCACCCCGACGCATCGCGGCAGAAGGCGACCCAGCTTTCGATGTCGTCGCATACCTGCTCGTGGTTGTGGTCGGTCGCAGATTCGGCCTGCCGGAACGTCCCGGCCTGCCGAACGCCGTCGTCGAAACTGAACGAGAGCAGGGCCTGCGTCACGCCGTCGATGATGTCGAAGCGCTCGAGGGCTTTGTCCTGATAACGTCCGCCCGCCTCGGCCGTGGCCGCCGTCGCGGTAACGACATGCAGCCGCATCAGAATATCGGCCTCCCGCACTTTCTGCCCGCCGTAATTCCAGCGGATGGGGTCGTATTCGACCAGCAGCGCAGGTGTTGCGAACGGTCGTTGTTTGACAAGTTGCAGGATATTCTCGTTCCACATGTCGAAGTGCTGGAACACGGGGCGCTTGCCTTTGCGTTTGTCTGCATCCGGTTCGAATGTCGGCACGCCGTCCACGAAAACAATCTGTTTGAGCCTTTCTTCGAGGGCCAAATAAAGGGTCTTTCTCATATCTTGGTGATTTTGGTAAGGTCTCGGCTGATGCGTTCGAGCTGTCGGGTCATAATGTCGGTAATGGCTCGCTGCACCTTCGCGTGATCGCCGATGAACTGTCGTTGCGGCATGCGCATCATCCGGGAGTGTGCCCGCACGCTGGAGCGACGCCCGCGCACATTGCGGTAGTGGGCCGGAACGTTCTGCCGGAACACGCCGCCCTCGTTATGCAGGGCCGTATAGGGTTTGTCGGAGGTGAACACCACACCCCGGCCGCGCACCTGCGCCCGGATGCCGCGCCGCATCGCCCCGGTCACGATCAGGATCGTGGGGCTTCCGCCTTTGGAGTAGACCTTCTTCGGCCGCCATTTGGCCCCGAAGAATCCCTGCTCGCGGAAATTCTGATCGAACATTTCCGCCAGTTTTACCCGCATGTCGCGCAGCACGGCAGGCATGATGTCGTTATTTTTAGGCATTCTTTTGTTTTTGAGCGGAAAAACCGCTATTTTTGCGAAAACGCATCATTTATCCAATGGACTACGGCAATTTACAACTCCGGAGCAAGTCGTTCCTCGACTTCACCAGCGACCCGGCTATCCTCGACGAGATTATCGGCGGGCATAGCGAGGCCGATAAGGATGATTTTTTGCGACATGTCGATCAGGATCGTGCCATGACCTTCATGTACTTCGCAGACTTATGCGGGGACAAGAAATTGGCGCAGGCCATCGAAAAGGAATTTGGCGAGGAGTGGCGGGCCATTCATAACGAATAGTCCCTATTCGACCAACTCCGAAAATTCGACTTCTCTATTTTGCAGGCAGCGTGTCACGATCTTCACCGCCTCGCTTTTAGTCAGTTTCTTCCCATCCGCTTTATGTGCTCCGCCCTTTATCAGAGCGGCCACTAACCCGTCCTTCTGCTCGTTGTAGGGCTGCGTGAACAGATGTTCCCGCACTGTTGCCAGTACGTCCTCAGCATCGGCCCCGGTCTGCTCGATGGCTTTGCAGTAGTGGCGCACCCACGTATTATATCCCGTCGATTCGCGGCTATCCATGAACTCGGGATGCTGCATCTTGCCGCCTACACCTTTGTAGAACTCCGGCAGGGTCTTGCGTGCTACGAACTCGTTTGCCAATTCCATGTAATCCGTTTGTAAGCGCGTTCGGAATGTATTTCCCGGCTTGCTCCGGTTGTGGGTTATCTCGTGCCAAAAAGTCGCCAGCGCATCGGCCTCGTCGAAGGTGATCTCCTTCCCCTGCCGCAGCTTGGTGAGTCCGGCCAGCACATTATCGAGCCGCACCTTCGTCATGGCGATCAGTCCCCGCATATCCGTATATCCGTTCACGCCGCGCTTGGTCGTCGATATTAACGAATTGAATCCGCGCTCGAACCACGCCCGGCGCTCCTCGGAAGCGTTCAGGAACTCGACGACCTCCTGCGGGGTTCGCAACTCGACGGCCATCTGCTCGACGGCCTTTTTCACCTTCGCCGGGGCCTTTCGGTACGGATGCTTTGCGGGGAATATTTCGAGGGTCTTTCCTGCGTTGAACCGGAACATCTGCGCCTTCGGGGTGCGGGTGTACTCGTCGCCTATGGCTGTGGCCTTGTCGCTGTCGGAGCGTGGATAGTCATCGCGCAGAACCTGTACGACATTGCAACGGCAGTTCCAGCCGTTGGGCGGCAGGTAGCGTTCCCAGAATTTGTCGCTCGGGGGCAGGGTCACGCCGTCGAGCTGACGATGCGCTTCGCGGACACGCTCGTCGCCAGCCGTGCGGTATTGCAGATCGTACTGGTCGCCGTCCTTCTCCCATTCGTGCCATTTCACGGCCATCTGTGCGGAATGGACGGCATGATTGTATTCGGCGTATAGGTAATTGCCGTTGTACTGCCCGTCGATTGCCTTCACGTCGTTGTAGAAATCGTGCCACGATTTGGTGCTGCCGTCCTCGTTGGTGAGTGACAGCCCGACCTCGGAAAGCGAGTGATAGGTTTTCAGCCCGGAGAAGATGAACACGTTGTTACGCAGCGCCGCCGTCAGTTCGGGCGGCGTTTCGTGCGACACGGAGATCGCCGAGCCGAGGACGCGGGAGGTCTCGTCGATCAGCGCACGCACGGGCTTACTTTCGAGCATCTGAGGGGTGAAGCCGCCGCTGTTGTAAACATAGCGTGCCGCCGTGTCGAATCGACCATGATCGAAATCGGTTTTTTCAGTAGCTTTCAGCGTCAGTTCTCCCGGAGTGTACAAGTCATCCAGAGCCCGGCGGAACAGGGCGTAGTGCGCCGCTTTCGCGGCCTGCGTGGCGGTTTTCGTTTCGGGACTGTCCTTGCCGCCGCCGGAATCAGTCCCTACTCGAAAAAACCGTCCGCACGTTTGGCCGTGATGGGTATCTTGTAGCGGTCGATGAAATACTGCGGGTCTACATCGTAATACTGTAACACCACCCGCTCCATTTCGCGGCGCTCGGAGGGTGAAAACGAGGCTGCCTCGTCCCAGTCGAAAACCAACCCCTGCAACGGAAATCCGTGTTCGATCATCAGGGGAATGAGTTTGTCGTTCACGATGTTCTTCACCATCGTTGCGTCGGCCGCACAGACGTTGCCGAACACTTCGAGATGCACCTCGCTCTGCGAGAGCGACGAGCCGCTGTCGATGGTCATCGTCTGGTTCAGCACCCCTTTCGACATTTCGGAGTTCGCCCGGTCGATGCGCTTGTCGTAGACATTGAAGGCATCGCCCCGGCTCGACTCTTTGATATCGATGTCCGTGCCGTCGGGGAAGAGTCCCCACGCGGCTGCACCCATGTTCGCCAGCATCGACTCGATGCGGCTGCGCTCCGATCCGGTTTGCGCGGCGGTCTTGGCAATGCGTATAGGCATGCCGAATATTTCGCCGAATACATCCCAATAGGCCAGCATGTTCTTCTTCGAGAACGCCTGAGGCACGCATTTGAGCAGCAGACCGAGATCACGGGGTTTTCCGACCTCGACGCACCACTTTTCAAGTCCGCCCCTGCGGTAGCTTACGCCCTGCTGGGGATCGTCGCCCGCATCCTTCACCAGAACGCCGTACTCCTGTATAACGTGTTTGCGCGGCACGAGCCATACGTCGGTGAAGGTGCGCACGCCGTTCACGGTCGTAACATCGCCCAGTTGGATCAGCGAGTGCCCCCAATAGCGGGACTCCAAGACATAGCTCACGAAGTCCGCGAACCATTGGCGCTCGAAAATCTTCATTGCCGCATCGTCCTCTTTCCCGTCCTCGGTTTTGAGCACGAACTTTTTTTGCAGGGTCTTGCCGTCCCGCTGACCGATGCAGCCCGTGAGGTGCAGGTCGATCAGTGCGTCGGTGTAACAGTCGTAGAGTCGGCCGCGTTTGGGATTCTCGATATTGAGTGCCATCTGCCACGCCGAGCGCCATGTCGCAATATCTTTCTGCGTGAGGTGTGCGGCGACCTCGTTGAGCTGGATGAGGACGCTTCGTTTCTGCTCGATGGTTTTGGCCGCGCGTGCGGCAGCCATCAGGGACTCGTATGTGCGTGATTCGAAATCGGAAACCGCCTTGCAGGCGGTCTTGTTCTTACCCATTCAATCGGTGTTTAAACGGTGTTTGAAAGGTTTTTAATAGGTGTATTTGCGGGCGGGCAGGGAGCCGAACCGCACGGGGTTCTGCAAATCCTCGCCGTCCTCGGATTCATATAGCGGCAAGTCGGGCATGGCCTTGCCGCTCTGTACGTCTTTGAGCCATGCGATAGCGTTGTTATACATGATTTCGCGCTGTTCGTTGCCCATGAACTGTGGCAGGGACTGCCCGAGGTAGAACAGGGCGATGCTTACTGTAACGCGCACGAGCATCGCATTTCGCTTGTCGCCCGTTTGTGCGAAAGCCTTCGCCGTATCGTAACGGGCACGCAGGTAGCCTTCCACTTCTTCCTGCGCACTCCGTTCGGCGTCGCGGCGAGTCTGCTCGTCGCTCTGTGTGATGATGTCGAGGGTGTCGTCGTTGCAGACGACCTTGTAATCCCGGTCTTCGAGGAACATTCGCTATTTGGTTTTGTAGATGGCGATAGCCGCGATGTCGGCGACCTTCACGCCGCGTCGGTAAACCTGCTCGGCGATCAGCGTGCGGATACGCTCTTTCGACACACACAGCGGACGACCGCCGAGGTTGATTACAAACTGTTTCTTTCCGGTTCGGCGCTTCCGCTCGTCGGCGATGCGAATCTGTTTTTTGAGTCGGTGCCGGAATACCAGCGCCCTGAATAATTTTACCATAGACTTTTAGCTGATATGTGCCTGTACCCGAGCGACGGCATAAATGCCTGCTGGCGGGTGTGCTGTTGAAGTTTATAGATGGCCCCCTCGTCGGCATCGGGGGCGTCGTCGTGCCCCGACATGCCTTTCTCGAAGCATAAGGTCTGATCGAGTCCGGCCAGCATGTCGGGATCGTTCTGCAGCTTGGCGTTGTAGTACACGAAGCCGCGCTCCCAGAGGGGCGATATGGCCTCTATGCGCTGAAATTTGTCGGGCTTCTTACGACGGTCGGCCCGGATGGGCAACTGATAGCCGCGGATGTTTCCCTCGCGGGTGAACTCGTCGAGGATGATGTCCTGTAAAAAGTTGGCTTCGATGTAGTATTCGGCCACGGCTTTCTCGGGCATCCTCTCGTGCAGGTCGTACCACCATCGCACCATCTCGGAGACGGAACATTGCCGGACGAAGGCCGCGAGGCAATGCAGCTCGGTTCCGACCTTGCCCCACAGTTTGATGGCCTTGTAGTCGTTCTTGGAAGAACTTTTGAACGAGGGGTCGCAATAGGCTACCAGATAGTCGTACTTGTCGAGCGGCAGCGGATTTTTCCAGCGTATCCACTCCTGCCGGAACACCGCGCCCTCGGTGATCGGGTTGTTCATGTACTCCTTTTGGAAGGAGCGGTAGCCCATGAACTCGGCCATCGTCTGAACTTCTTCGCGCGACCACTTCGCGGCCCATGACACGTTGCCCTTCTTGTCGAGCACATTCACTTGCGAGACGTGTATGCCTTTGGCCTTTGCCATCGCTGCCAGCACGGAGTTCTTGCTGATAAGGTTGCCGACCATGATAAAGCGTCCTCGGCCGCCGTCGAGCGTTCCGAACAGGGCTTCTTTCACCCACTTTACAAGTTTCGTCACGCGGGCCTCGTTCTCACACAGTTCGTCGTCGTCGAGGTCGTCGATTGTGATATAGTCGGGGCGGCGGTTACGGTAGCGCAGGCCGCGCGGGGACTGTCCGCGGCCGCGAGCGAAGAATGCGCAGCCGTCGGCCGTCACGAACTTGCCGTCCTGCCAATCGCCCGCGTTATACTGCACGCCGAAGTCGGCGATATACTGCTGGTTGTATTGCAGCTCCGCCTGCAGGTCGCCGAGCAGGGTCTTGGCGTTCTCCTCAGACTTGCCGACGAGAACCATTACGTTGATCTCGCGCGGCTCCTGTATTTTCAGCCACAGGGGAATGAAAATGTCGAAGTGCGTACTCTTGGCATGGCCGCGTGCCCACTTTTCGACTCCTTTATAGTTCGGGTTCTTGCGGACGCGGTTCGCGGCCTCGATTTGGAACGGAGCGCACTCAGTATGCTTTCCCGTCGCCGGGTCGTCGGTGTAGTGCGGGAAATAGTAGTTCACGAAGAAGTTATAGTCAGTTCGCGCCCGTCGGATGCGGGCCTGCTTCTCGGCTGGCGATTCCGAACGAACGGCTGTCCGTTCTTTTACGATGATACACCACTGCCGCCACTGGGCATAAGTTTTTACAACGCTGCTGCCCATCGTTATTTCACTTTACCGATACTGAGCTGCTCGACGACGAATTTGTTTTGCAGATCGTTTACGACCTTGCGGAACTCGGCCGTGACATCGGGGTCGAACTCCGCGCGTTGTTCGAGCCAGCGGCCGAAGGACATGAAACACTCCATGTAATCGACGACGGACACGTCTTTGTCGAGGGTCTTTATTGTTGCGGCCATCTTCGCCAGTTGGTCGCTGCTACTCCCGACCGCCGCAGGGTCGGAGGCCTTGCCGAGGTTCTCGGCCACATTGTTTATAGAGCGCAGCACGTTGTTCACGACTTGCTTTCGTGTCAGCGACTGCGCTACTTTTTTTTCTGCCCAGCACCCGGCTGCGACCCACGCGCCGATGGTGTTCTTCGACACGCCGACCTTCTCGGCGATGATGTTCTGCGGCGTGCCCTGCATATACAGAAGTTCGGCGAACTCCTTCAATTCTCCGGCGATTCTCTTACCCATTCATACGAAAAAAAATGATGCCCCGCGAGGGCGTTCGACGGGGCAAAGTTGCGCCATAAACAGAAGTATGTAAAATGAAGTGTAAGGTTTTTACACTCCGATTGTTACGTCGGATTTTGCCCTGCATCTTTGCATCCGAATCGCGGGGTGGAGCAGTTGGCAGCTCGTGAGGTTCATTCCCTCAAGGCCGCGGGTTCGAGTCCCGCTCCCGCTACAAACCTTTTTTGCATCCGAGGCCGACCGACCCGCCGACGTTCTGTCGGCGGTGTCCGAGGCCGTAAAAAAACTGAATGGCAAGAGAAGCAGTCATTACCAGCAACAGGCTGAACACCTACGGCACGCGAGTTCTGACCGAGGGCCTCGACATTTCGCAGTATGAGAAGAATCCTCTCGTACTGTTCATGCACAAGCGAGGAATCCCCATCGGTACGATGGAAGGTATACGCATCGAGGACGGAAAGATTTTCGGCACGCCCAAACTTGACGAGGACACCGAGGAAGAGAAAGTAATCGCGGCTAAGTGGGAGCGCGGCACGCTGCGTATGCTGTCCGCAGGTATCGAAATCCTCGAATGGTCGGACGACCCGCAGAACGTGGTGCAGGGACAGACCCGGCCGACGGTCACGCGCTCAAAACTCGTCGAGGTGTCAATCGTGGACGTGGGCGCGAACGACGACGCCTTACAGGTTCGCCTGTACAGCGGCGGCAAGCTGCTCACACTCGCGCAGGGCGAGGACAACGACCTGCTGCCGCTTCTCAAACCCGACAACGACGACAAACCCCAAAACAAGACTTTTCAGATGAATGAAATTTTGATGTTGCTCGGCCTCCCGACTACAGCGACCGAAGCAGACGCAGCGACCGCAATCCGGGCGCTGAAAACCGAGAATGAGACACTCACGCTGGCCCGCATCACCGATGCCGTGACGGCGGCGAAGGACAATCGTCAGATCACCGAGGCGCAGATGCCGAAGATGATCGAGCTGGGCAAGAAGGCCGGCATCGAGACGCTGCGCGACACGCTCTCGATGATGACGCCCGCCGCCAAGCCGTCGGACATCCTCGGTGGTGACAACAAGCCGCAGGGTGGCACCGTGACGCTCTCGTGGGACAAACTCTCCGACAACGAGAAGCTCCGCCTGCGCAAGGAGAATCCGTCGGAGTACATCCAGCTTTTCAAGGCCCACTATGGCGTCACTCCCGACTTCACGAACGAACAATTCTAACCTTTTTCCACGAATGAGAAAAATCCTTTTGGCCCTTGTGGGCCTTTCTATGGCGCTGGGCATCAACTCTGCGGTCGGTGCGACCCTTGCCTACGCCTTCGACTTCAACGTCATTGCGGGCATCGCGACCGTGAACGGCGTGTCGCTGGCCTCGGCGCTGTGCGGCGGCTTCATGCCTTCGGGTGCTTTGGGCGCCGGAATCTATACCGAGGTATGGACGGGCGAACTTATCAAAGCCTTCCGGACAGCCGCCGAAAGTATCGGCTGGTACAATGCTATCCGGGCTTATGACGCCTATGTGAAAAACGATGCCATCCATTTCGTCGATGTCGGTGCTGATCCCGAGATTTTGGTGAACAATACGACCTACCCGCTGGCCGTGCAGGATCTTCCCGACGGTGACAAATCCGTAAGCCTCGATAAATTCCAGTCGCGTCCGACGCCCGTTACCGACGACGAGCTCCACGCGATCAGCTACGACAAAATGGCCCTCATAATCGAGAAGCACAAAGATATGTTCTTCGAGAAAAAGTACTCGCGTGCCATCCATTCACTGGCTCCCGCGGAGAACACGGCCAAGACTCCGGTTATCACAACCACGGGTGACGTAACGCCCGACGGTCGTAAAAAGCTGACCCGCGCGGACATCGTGTCGCTGAAAAACAAGTTCGACAAGCTGCGAATCCCCAAAGAGGGCCGCATCCTCGTCCTCTGCGCGGATCATGTCGCCGACCTGCTGGAAACCGACCAGCGCTTCGAGAAACAGGTGTATGACTACACCACGGGCAAGATCGCCAAGATGTATGGTTTCGATGTGTATGAGTACGACGAGTGCCCCTACTACGACACCACGACGCTCAAAAAGAAGGCATACGGCGCTGTGACGGGTGAGAATGACCGCCAGTCGTCGGTGGCCTTCACGACCAAGCGGGCGATGCGTGCCGACGGTTCTACGAAGTCCTACCTGCGTGAAGCATCGAGCGACCCGGAGAACCAGCGCAACCTCTTCTCGATGCGCACGTACACGATCTGTCTGCCGCTGCGTAACGAGGGCTTCGGTGCCATCGTGAGTGCGAAGGCCGAGGCGGCGAAGGCAGCGGAGGAGGACTCCGAGTAAAAAACCGAAAGAATGAAAAAGGCCCTGCAATATCTGGTCATTCATTGCACCGCGACTCCCGAAGGGCGTGAGGTGTCGGCCGCCGATATTCGGCAGTGGCACACGGCCCCCGTGTCAGAAGGCGGCCGGGGCTGGCGTCAGGTCGGATATACAGACCTTTTCCACTTGGACGGCACGGTAGAGCGGTTGGTCGGGAACAACGAGGACGCATTCGTAGACCCGTGGGAAATAACAAACGGCGCGGCTGGTTACAACGGTGTGGCGCGGCATATTGTTTACGCTGGCGGCTGTGCCGCCGACGGCAAGACGCCGAAGGACACCCGAACACGCGCACAGCAAGAAGCCCTGAAGAGCTACGTTATCGACTTCCACGCGAAAAATCCGAATGTAAAAATCGTCGGCCACCGCGACCTGCCATCCGTCCGTAAAGCCTGCCCCTCGTTCGACGTTGCGGCATGGCTTAAATCTATCGGCATTGAATGACTACGGAACTGACACTCGCAATTATCGGGATTGTTTCAGCTCCCATCGGGGGCTGGGTCGGCGCTATCCTGATGCGGCAGAAATACAAAGCCGAGATCAAGAGCCTGCAGGCCGATGTGGATAAGAAGCAGGCCGACAATCAAGGTATCGAACTGAATAACGTCCGACAGGGCAACGAAATACTCATGGAGCAGATCGTGAAGCCTCTGAAACTGGAAATAAAGTACCTACGGCATGATGTCAATAAATTCCGCAAGGCAGTTGAGAAAATACCGGGCTGCGCTCATGCTGCCGAGTGTCCTGTTTCTCGTGAGTTGCTCACCGTTGAAACAGACAGCGACGACCCGGAGCCGAAACAACGGTAGCGCACACGGACAGTTCGCCGCAGACCGGGAGATCACGCTCGACAGCATCTTCTTCCGGGAGTTGTGCGAGGCCCTGCGCGAGCAACTCGCCATCGAGCGGACTCGCAACCGTGCCACAGCCGAGGATGTCGAAACCGTCACGCGGGAGTACGACACGAGCCGCCCGGCCGACACGCTGACCGGGAAGCCGCCGCTGCTGCGGGAAACTACCCAGCGGCGACACCGCTCCGACTCGGTGCAGGATTCGAGCCGCCTGCGGCAGACGCAGACCCGCGACACCCACACGACAGCCGGAGGCATAACGCAGGAACGGAACCAGCTACAACTCAGCGAGGAGTCAGACCAGCAGACGGCGACCGATACCGCGACCACGACCAAGAGCCGCCGCGGTCTTACATGGTGGCAGAAGGCCCTTTGCTTCATTGGCCTGCTGACGCTGATATACATTTTTTACCGCTTTTTCAAGAACAAATAACCCATCGACCAATGGCAAACAAGAATACGAAAGCCGCGTCCCGCAAGGCCGCTGCGACACAGAACCCCGAACATATCCCGGCCGAACAGCCTGCGGACATCGCACCCGATCAGCCGCAGGCCGCCCCGGAATCGGATGGCAGCGAGGTTCCCGAGCTGGCTACAGCTTCGACTGAGCAGCCCGACACAGCCCCTGCCCCCGAACCAATTCCCGCCGAACCGTCGGCCCGGCCCGAGAAGGAAGCCCCGGCAAAGAACGTTGCACGAGGCTCGGGCAAGGCTCCGGCCGCGAAGGCCAAGACCATCCGCGACACCGCAGCGCAGGCCGTGGCCAAGCAGGTGTTCCGCAGCCACCCCGACAAGCAGACGGTCTATGTAGCCTCGGATGGCACGGCCTTCTTCAACCGCTGCGACGCCGTAAACTACGGCCGCACGCTCAAGGACACGACCGTTGTCGAAGTAACCAATCAAAACCTCAAAGCCTGATGCAGTCATTGACATTTGAACGCACGAACGGCAACGTCCCCCGCAAGCTGACGGGTGAAGACCATATCTCGGGGATCATGTTCTACACGGATACGCTGCCGTCGGGATTCACCGAGACGGAGCGTATCAAGGCCATCTCGCAAATCGAGACGGCCGAGAAGCTCGGAATCACCGCCGATGCCGAAGCGTGGAGCGTGCGCCTCGTGCATTACCAGCTCTCGGAAATATTTCGGCTCAATCCGGGCATCAGTCTCTACGTGGGCATCTTCCCGAAAGCCGAAGGCACTAACACCTATGCCGACGTGAAGAAGATGCAGAACTTCGCCGGAGGTCGGCTTCGGCAGATAGGCGTCTGGGAGGGTGACGTGGCATTCTCGAAGGAGAACCTCACGGCCCTGCAGGGTGTTGCAACAACCCTCGAATCGCAGGACATGCCGCTGAGCATCTTCTACGCCCCGAAAGTCGCGGCCGTCGCGTCCCTGCCGACGGATGTCGCCGGAGACAAGGAGCGCGTATCGGTCATCATCGGCCAAGCCGGAAGCTCCACGGGCGCGGCGCTCTATGCGGACGAAGACAATACGACGGCGAAAGCCTCCGTCTCGGGGCTGGGCGTCCTGCTCGGCATCGTCTCCAGTGCCTCCGTGCAGGAATCCCCCGCGTGGATCGAGAAGTTCCCCACGGGTATCGACGTCCCCGCCTTCGGAGACGGCACGCTGCTCACGGCCCTCGACCGCACCGTCGTCGAGTCTCTCGATGCGGCCCGCTACCTGTTCTTCGTGACCTACGCCGGACTGTCCGGGTCGTACATGAACGACTCGCACACGATGGACGCTCCGACGAGTGACTACGCCTACATCGAGAACGTCCGCACGATGGACAAGGCCGTGCGCGGCATCCGCACCTACCTGCTGCCGAAGCTCGGCGGTAATGTCTACATCGACAAGACCACGGGGCAGTTGCAGACTCACAGCGTGGAGTTCCTGCAGACCACGGCCCAGAAAGCCCTCGAAGATATGGAGAAGGCGGGCGAGCTGAGCGGCTACGTGGTTGAAATCGACCCCGATCAGAACGTGCTGTCTACGTCCGAGATCGAGTTCGTAATCCGGCCTGTCGGCGTCGGTGTCGTGCGTCGCTTCAAGGTCAAAATCGGCTTTGCCGAGAGTGTCTAACCTCAAATCCAACACAGAATGGACATCAGAAACGGAACGCCTCTGATTAACGGCGTAGAGTACGCTTGGGGCGACATCGTCGCCGCAGCGAACGGCGTGCCGTTCGTCGGCATCACCGCAATCAAATACGGCGATAAGCAGGACGTGCAGAACAACTACGGAGCCGGACGGCATCCCGTGTCCCGCTCGAAGGGACGCATCACACCGTCGGGGGCGATCACCCTTTACAAAAGCGAGATCGTGGCTTTGCAGCGGCAGGCCCCGAACGGCCGCCTGCAGGACATCGCACCTTTCGATATTACGGTGTCGTACCTGCCCGAAAACGGTATTATCACGACCGACAAGATTCGCAACTGCCAGTTCGACGAGAATAAGGTGGACTGGAAGGAAGGCGACCTGAACCAGCAGGTCGAACTCACGCTGATCCCCTCGCATATCGAGTGGGGACAGCCGAAAGCATAACCTAATCATCAATCGACTATGGAAAACAAACAGGAACAGAACGCAAAGGAACTGGCCGCCAAACGTGCCAAATACCCCGTACTCGACGGCGGCGTCACGGACGAAATGCGCCAGTCATGGAAGCAGGCCAACGGCCGCGTCGTTACGATAGATGTCTTTGACGACATGGCTGAAGAACACCATGTCGCTTATTTCCGTCGTCCGACGATGGACGTAATGTCGGCCGTCAATGCCGTGAGCAAGCAGGACGAACTCAAAGGTGCAGACACGATGTTTAAAAATTGCTGGCTCGGCGGCAGTCCGATGGTTCAGAGCGATGCGATTCTCAAAACGTCGGCCCTCGGTGCGCTGGGCAGTCTGTTCGCCACCTGCCACACGGAAATAAAAAACTTGTAGGGGCGCACACCCTTTCGGACATCGAGGACGAGCAGACGATTACGAAGGGGTGCGCCCTGATCCGGGCGAACTTTCATATCGACCCCGGCACGCTGACCTATGACGAGTGGGCGGGACTGTACGAACAGGCCGTATGGCTGGAACGAACACGCCTGCTCGCGCTCGGAAAACTGTTAGAGAAACTTTTTGCGGACGAATCCAAGTAGTGAATGAGCAGCTACGCATTTAACTATTCCTTCAATATCACGGGCAACTGCGATGTTGTCGTGCAGGGCATCACGCAGGGCGTGCAGAACCTGAACGACAAAATCCACAAGTCCGTCGGGTTGTGGGATAGCTTCGAGGGCAAGCTGCTCGCGCTGAATCAGTTCACGCAGTACATCGAGGGCGTGGGTCGCACGATGCAGGAAACCCTGCAACCGGGTGCGGCGCTCAACGCTTCGCTGGCCGACCTCTCGGCCATATCGGGCCAGACGGGCGAAAGTCTGCGGACGATTGAAGGCTACGCCCGCGATACGGCGAAGGCGTTCGGCGGCTCGGCGGCGCAATCCGTCGAGTCGTACAAACTCCTGCTGTCGCAGCTCTCGCCCGAGTTGGCGAAGTACCCCGATGCGCTTCGTGCTATGGGTGACAATATCGCCATCCTGAGCAAGACGATGGGCGGCAACGCCACGGCTGCGGCCGAGGTGCTGACTACGGCCATGAACCAGTACGGCGTATCGCTGGCCGATCCGATGGAAGCCAGCCGTAAGATGGCCGACATGATGAATGTCATGGCCGCCGCGGGGCGTGAAGGGTCTGCCGAGCTGCCGACGATTAAGGTCGCATTAGAACAGTGCGGTATGGCGGCGAAGGCTGCGGGCGTGTCGTTCGAGGAAACGAACGCGGCGATTCAGGTTCTCGACAAGGCGGGAAAGAAGGGAGCCGAGGGCGGCGTCGCGCTGCGTAACGTCATGGCGATACTGAGCCGGGGCCGTTTCCTGCCGAAGAACACGCTGGAGGAATTGCAATCCGCAGGGGTGGACATTACAGCCCTGACGGATAAGTCCCGGTCATTGGCTGAACGTCTTACGCCCCTGAAGGCGGTGATGAAAGACTCGGCGCTCTTCTCGCAACTTTTCGGTATGGAGAACAGCAACGCGGCGATGGCCCTTGTGCAAGGCATCGACGAAGTGCAGCGTTATCAAACGGCTATCGCCGGAACGAATACGGCTGTCGAGCAGGCCGGGATCATCATGGGAAGCTACAACGAACGGCTCTCCCGCGTGCGGGCCAAGTTCGACGACCTGAAAATCTCGCTGTTCAACGCATCGGGCGACTGGGGGATTTGGGTCGAGGTCGTGGTCAGCTCGCTTGTGCCGCTGGCACAAATGACGCCGCTGCTGCTGGGTGTCGGGAAAGGCATCGCCTTCATCCGTTCTTTGAATTTCGCCTCCATATGGCACGGGGTGATCGGTGTGATGGGCCGAGCCATTTTGTCGCTACAAATGTATAACGGCTATCTAAGCATCGGCCGCGTGCAGGCGCTGGGTTTCATGCGCAACATCGTGCAGGCGACCGTCGCCACACTGCGCTTTGCCACCGTGGGAATATGGTCTGGCGTCAAGGCGCTGGGGGCGTATGTCCTCTCGCTCGTAACGGGCGGCACGGCATCCGTCACGTTCGCAGGCATTGCCTCGGCAGGCTTCGCTACGTTCAAGACGGCCGCAGTAACCGCTTGTCGGGCCGTGGGCGTGGCAATTATGAACGTCCCGATCATCGGATGGATTGCGGCGGCTATCGCCGCGCTGGTCGCCGTGGGTGCCTATTTCTGGAATACCTCCGTGAAGTTCCGGGCTACGCTGAAGGGCCTTTGGGCTTCGTTCAAAGCCGTATTTACGGGTATTTGGAACATGGCTAAAACCGTGTTCGGCGGTTTGGGCGACCTGATCGTTGCGGCGTTCAAGTTCGACGGCAAGGGAATCCGAGCCGCCATTCAGAAAATGAAAGGCGGGTTCTCGGACTTCGGGGCCGAGGTCGGCGGAGCCTTCACGAAGGCTTACGATGCGGAGATCGCCAAGTCGAAAGCCAATGCCGCCGCCAAAGAGCAAGCCTCGTCAGGTGTCGAAACCACGACCTCCAGTCCGAACCCTGCTCCCGACTCCGATCCGCTGGCCGGGGGACTGCAAAGCATCGGGACTACAAGCGCAAAGGCCGACAAGGTTCGCAATATCACCGTGAACATCGAGAAGCTGATCGACCGCTTCGAGGTCAATACGACCAATCTGCGCGAGGATGTGGGGAGGGTGAAGGAACTGGTCGCCGAAGCCGTGTTAAGCGCCGTAAACGATGTAAACCTTGCTATGTGATGGGAAATTTCGGAGTCATAAGTTTCGGTTTTGTAGCGGCGGGTGTCGCGCAGCAGGCACGCTTCGCCCTCTGCCGCTTTCAGCCATCGCAGCAAAACACCAAAGCCCCGTCATGGGAAGGCCACGGCGGGGACATCGCAGGACACGACCTTTCCGTGCCGATCACCGACCGCAGCTATTGGGAGAGCCGCTACGTGCTTACCGAGCTGACGCTGCGCCGCGAGGATGGCCGCACGCTCGTTGTGAACGATGCAGTCGTGAATATATCACGCGAGAAGCACATGGTTCGCACGACGCTCGTCGGGCTGAGTGGTACGATCAAGGAGTACATCTCCAACGGCGACTATGACATCAGTATAACAGTGGGGATTGTGGCCGTGCGTGACGGCGTGATCGTGGACGAATACCCGGAGGAGGGCATCCGTGAAGTGAGGGAGTTCCTCGACGAAAACAAGGCTATCGAAGTGTCGAGTGTGTTCTTCGAGCTGTTCGACATCAGCCGGATCGTGGTGACACGCTTCGCACTCAGCCAAGACACGCACTCGAACCGTCAGACTATCGACGTGAAAGCGTTGTCCGACGAAGACTACGTAATCAAAAACACCGACTATTAAACACCGTTTAAAGACCCTTTAAACAATGTTTCGGCTGACTGCGAAAATTGAGATCAAAAGCACGAAAACGTGGCGGTTCGACAAGGTCGCCGGAGTGGAGATCACCCGCGACATCGACACGCTCACCGATACATGCGTCGTGACGCTGCCGAAAAAGGTTCGCTGGCTGGGTGAGAGTTCCCTGCCCATCAAGCGGGGCGACGAGGTGTTGGTGTGGCTGGGGTACGACAACGAACTGCAATTCGCCTTCCGGGGTTTCATCACGACGATAGGACTGAAAAACCCCACCGAGATACATTGCGAGGATTACATGTTCCTGTTCAAATCGCGGGATGCGAAAAAGATCGCCTACAAGGCGGCCACCATCGAGCAGGTTCTGCGCGATCAGAACCTCGGCGTAAAGTACAAGGTGTTCGGAGAGCAGCACATCGGACAATTCCGCGTCACGGCGTCCACCATCACCGAGCTGCTCGGGCAGTTGAAGGATCAGGGCGGCATCCGGTCGTTTTTCCGTATCGAGGATGGCCAGCCCGTGTTGTATTGCGGGGTGCTGTTCGAGCGGGACACGAAGTGCAGGCAGGTATTTGCAACCGGGGTGAACCTGATCGACGACTCGCAGCTCGACGTACAGAACGCCGCCGACGTGAAGATCAAGATACGGGCAATATCCCTGCGGCCGAATAACAAACGCATTCGCGTCGATGTCGGGGATGCCGACGGCCAGCGCCGCACGCTGCACACCTACAACAAGGACGAAAAGGAGTTGAAGGCATGGGCCGAGCAGGAACTCAAACGGCTGAAACGCGACGGGCTGGCCGGATCTTTCACCACCTTCGGAGCCGTGCTGATCGACAAGCTCGACAACATCGGAATCAAGATCGACGGGGTGCGCAGGGGCATATATCAGACGGATAAAAACGTGATAAAATACGGGACAGGCGGGTTCCGGCAGGAAATAACAATCGGATTAAGGGTTTCGGAATGACACTCAAAGAGGCTATACGGGTTCTCGCCATGTCGGGAGCCGAGTTGTACTGTAAGATATGCACGGTGGATGCCGTGGACGTCGAGGCCCGCACGGTGGACTGTACGCCCATCGACGAGAGCGCCCCGCTCGTGGGCGTGAACCTGCAGGCATCGCAGGACAGCTCGGTCGGAGTCGTCCTGTTTCCGGCCGTGGGCAGCTATGTCATCGTGGCGTTCATCACCCCGGCCGTGGCGGCCGTAGTCCTGTGCGACAAGATCGACAAGGCCCAGCTCTCGATTGGCAAGGCGCAGATCACCGTGGACGCTGAAGTCGTGGACACCTCCCTCGGCGACACGTCCTTCCGAATCACTTCCGAAGGTGTGCAGTTCAACGGCGGGAAACTCGGGGGGCTGCTGAAGATCGAACAGCTCACGGAGAAGTTCAACGAACTGATCCGGGCATTCAACACCCATACGCACACGATACCCGTCGGTGGGGTGCCTGTCACAGGAACCGCGACAGCGCAGTCGAACCTCGCCCCGGTGGAGGTTCCGGCCGTCACTCAGACTATGCCCGAGGTCAAGGCTTCGGACTACGAGGACGCGAAGGTAAAACATTGAGGCGATGCGAGGAATAATGATAGACCCCGAAACAGGCGATTTGCAGGTAAACGCCGGGCGGCTGACCGTCGGCGACACCACGGCCCAAACGGCCGAGTGCGTCCTGAGGGCCGTGCGCGGGGAGTTCAAAGAGCATCCGCTTATCGGAGCCGAGATATTGAAGATGCTCGGCGGCTCCCCGAATCCGATGTGGAAAGCGGATGCAAAGACCATGTTACAGGCGTGCGGCGTGTCCGTGTCGCGCGTCGAAATGAAGGACGGACAGATAACGATCGAGTATAATGGCGAAAATAACACCATCGGATAGGCAGAGCCTTTTGGACATCGCGATACAGACCAGCGGCGGTGTCGGGGCGGCGTTCGACCTCGCAGCGGCGAACGACGTGAGCATCTCGGAACCGCTGGAGGCGGGAGTGCAGCTCGAAACGGCTCCCGTGGCTGACAAGATGGTGCTGGAAAGATACACGGCCCGGCAGATACGCCCGGCGACAGAACTCTCGGACGAGGAAACCGAAGCAGCTCCCTACGGGGGCATCGGCTACATGGGGATTGAAGTTGATTTTATGGTACGATGACGATAAGAACGATAGCGGAAATCAAAGAGTCCATCGAGGCGGACTTCATGCGCAACGAAACGGCGGCGAAGGTCTACGGCTTCACGACCGGGGAAAGTTTTACGGCTTTCTTCGGCAAGCTGTCGGTCGAAAGCGTGCTGTTTTACATCTTCGCCGTGGCGGCGTGGGTACTGGAGAGTATGTTCGATTCGTACAGCGCAGAGGTGGACGCACGTATCGAAGAGATCATCCCTCACCGTCCGAAATGGTATCGGGATCGGGTGCTGGACTTTATGAAGGATCGGACGCTGATTCCCGACACGGATCGTTACGACACGACGGATATGACCGAGGATGCCATCGCAGCGGCGCAGGTCGTCAGGCACGCCGTGGCCACCGAGAGCGCCGACGCCTCGCTGCTGACGATCAAGGTTGCGGGCGAAGAGGGCGGCCGCCGCTGCAAGCTCGACGCCGAAACCGAATCCCAGCTTCTGGCCTACATCTCTCAGATCAAGGACGCCGGGGTACGCACGGCGCTGGTGAACATCGACCCCGACCGTTTCTCGTGCGAAGCGGACATCTATTTCGACCCGCTGCTGCTCGCAGCCAATGTCGAGGCCGCATGCCGCGAAGCGATACAAAACTACGTCGAAAACCTGCCCTTCAACGGCGAATATACCAACATGGCCCTCGTCGATGCGCTCCAGACGGTCGAAGGCGTACGGATCGCGGAGTTGCACGGAGCAACGACCGTGGCCGCTGGAGAAACGGTCGTGGTGCCCATCGACGCACGGTGTGTTCCGGCGGCCGGATATTTCGAGATGGGCGATGTCAAACTCAACATGAAGGTCTACAATGGGTAAATACGACATCAACGTAAAACGGCTGGCTTTGCTGTTGCTGCCGACCTTCCGGCGGCGGCCGCTGACGGCTGCCGTGGCCTACGCCGCCGTGTCGCCCCTGCAAAGGCTGCACACGCGGTTCGTGCTCTGGAAACGCGACACGGACTATCGGCTCCGGCACAACGGGCAGGTGTGCTACCTGCGGGCTTTGCTGAACGATATGTTCGACCCCATCGACCGGAGGATCACCATTACCGAAACGGTAGAGAACATCGGGCACATCGTCCTGCACAAGCGCGAAACGGACGAGGAACTGCTCGTCCCGGTGCGAGGCGCCGGGCGGGTGGTGATCGTGAACCGCCGCGGCTACGGCGGCGTGAACGGTTACGATTTCTGGGTGAACATTCCGCTGGCGCTCTACGGCGAGGTAGACGTGGCGCAGGTCGCGGCTGTGGTGAACACCTACAAACTGGCATCCAAACGTTTTTCGACAAACTTCATCTGACAATGCGACAAATATTCGGCAGGTATCTGCTGCAACCCAACAAAGATTTTCCGGTCGATTGCGAAACTTTCGACTACCTGCAGACCAACATGCACGTCGTGTCGATCCTCGGCAACCTTGCGGGCGACAAGGCCGTCCTGCTGGGATGCGAACAGACGGACAACGGCCGCAAACGCTCCGAGGGCTACGTGTTCCTGTGCACGAAGGAGCACCCCGAGGGCGAAGTACTCTACTGGGAAGGCGGTACGACGACGGGTGGCATGTACCTGCGTCAGGAAACCCTTCCCGTCACGGCACAAGGCTACGACTACCCGCAGGCATACGTGAGGCGGTCGCTCGCGCCGGGCATCGGTGAGGAGAATTACACGTGGGAGGATTTCCATGACGCGCAGTCGCTCCCGGCTCTGGAAAAGGAACTGGACGACATGCGCCAGCGGCTTGAAAAACTCCAGCGTACACCGCTCGGGATGGTCGAGACTTGGGCCGGGGTCACCGTCCCCGACGGATATGCACTTTGCGAAGGGCAGCAGCTCAAGCAGTCGGAATACCCCGACCTGTACGAGGCCATCGGTTCGGCGTTCAATAACGCGACGGACTGCAACGGCCGCAAGCTCTCGACCACGGCGGGATACTTCCGCCTGCCCGACCTGCGCGGCCGCTTCGTCGTGGGTTATAACCCCATCGACGGCGACTACAACAAGTTCGGAGCCGTAGGCGGCGAGAAAACCCACACACTCTCCGTGGAGGAGTTGCCTGCGCACGATCACGGGCTGTTCCTGAGGAATGCCGGGCGGCGTTTCACCGGGGGCGGTTCGGCGAACGCCCTCGACGAAGGTAGCGGCCGCACGGATGCCACGGGCGGCGGAAAGGCCCACGAAAACCGCCCGCCGTACTACGCACTGGCCTATATCATGCGAACCAAATAGCAGACGACAATGATTGGAACAGACACCCTTGTCCTGATGGTCGTGCTGACATGTACGCCCGTCTATACGCCCCGGCAGCAGACGGCTTTCGAACGTTTCAAGAGCAGTCTCGAGGCGGCATCCTGCAGGGCGAAGGCCGAGGCGACCCGGCAGACTTCCGCCCGCTACGACGAGATCGTCCGCGGTGTGGAAAAATTCAGGCACACGATGGACAGTATCCTGCGGCCTCCGGCGCAGGCACACAAACGAATGAACGAACACCTCAAGAAATACGGAAATGGCGATTAGAGTTCGCGCCATGCTGCGCAAATGGTTCGGCAGGGGCATGTATCCCACGTCCGGGCAGTTCTCGGACTTGTTCGACAGCTTCTGGCACAAGACCGAGGACGAGATTTCGATGGATAAGGTCGGGGGACTCACCGACCGGCTCAACGGCAAATATCCGGCTGCCGACGGCGAGCGGCTCGAGGAACAGGTGATGAAGGTCGAAAAGAAGCTGACCGACTACATCAAGCAGACCGACGAAGCCATCGACCAGCTGCGCGAGCAGCTGAGTAACCTGCAATCGGTGGTCGAAAACGACTGCGTGCAGCGAACTACCCACGTGATCCTTCGTGGTGGCTCGCCTGCAGATTTGGTAAATGAAAACAACAAATAAACACAGACAACAATGGAGGTCAAAGAAACATTGGCAGCGTTGGAGCAGGTACTGCTTGCGGCGCGCATCGCAAACGTAAGTGGAACCGAAGACCAGTGGGCTACGGCAAACCCCGTCTTGCTCGACGGTGAGATCGGACTGGTGAAGGGCACGAGTCCCCTGAAATTCAAGGTCGGCGACGGCACGAAGAAATGGTCGCAACTCGGATGGGGACAGCCGACCACGCTTGCGCAGCTCGCGGCCGATGCCACCCATCGGCTCGTAACCGACACCCAGATCGAAGGCTGGAACAATAAGGCCGAGAAAACGGCGGCCTCGACCACGGCCGACGGTCTGATGTCGGCGGCCGACAAGAAGAAACTCGACGGTATCGCGGCAGGTGCGAACAACTACCAGCACCCGGCGACGCACCCGGCGACGATGATCACCGAGGATTCGGGCCACCGCTTCGTCACAGATGCCGAAAAAGCCAAGTGGAACGAGGAATATACAATCGAAAAGGTGGCGACAGAGAGTGGATTCGCATCGACGTACCACCTGAAAAAGGGTGCGGACAAAGTTGGCGTGTCAATCAACATCCCGCTCGATCAGGTGCTCAAGTCGTCGTCCATCAAGACCGTGGTGACGGCCAATTCGCCTTACTCTGGGGCCAAGGTCGGCGACAAGTACATCGAGTTCCTCTTCCAGAACAACAACACCCCGCAGTACCTGCCCGTGCAGGATCTCGTCGATGTCTACACGGGCGACGACCAGTATATCCAAGTGACGGAGTCGAACGTAATCAAGCTCAACTACTCC